TTTTGTAATTCCTTTCACAGTATTACCCCAAATCTGTGAATTATTATCTACAGCCGCATATAATGTTGTTGTGCTTTCTTTAGCCAATTCAAGAACGGTTCTATATTCATGTACTGTTAACATGTGTCTAACTGCTGTAATCAAGTAATTGCCAGAATAAAAATCATCAGGTTCTTTTTTATCTGGATCTTTAGATAACAAGTTGAATGTTATAACACGACCAACAGTTAAACCTGGATCTCCGGGCACAGAAATCTTAATTCTTGTATAGTTCAATAGTGGCAACTGTGCTGAACGATAAGGGATATAAGTCTCAGCAAAGATGTCGTGTGCAACACCACCGTTAGTTTTAACGTAACTTGAATCTGTCTGATTGTAATTTGAAAATACCAACTTCAACACAGCCTGTGATGTTTGATTAAGGTTATCACTAAACCTATTCTTCATGTTGTTTGTTATGGGATTTCCATTCAACGTCTTTGCTGTCTTGGAATAGTTACCATAATCAAAGTTTGTTATTCTATATCTGCGTAACAAAGGATCAACCGAGATCAATTGGTTTGCAAAGACACCAGAGTTGATGGCTCCTAAAGTGTCATAAGAATCCAATATCTCATACGTCAACGCATTGTAAACTCTTTGTGTTATTGTCTGTGTTTGTTGATTAACGTTCTTTGGATTAAAACTGTATGCATTATAGACAGTCTGACCAATCAAAGATTGAATTGATCTGAAATTATAACCAAACTTATCTTCATAGAACAATAAATCGGAACCATACTTTGTGCTATCTGGTCTAGCATATGTTGACATCCAATTGATAGCATCGAAAGGTTTTAAGTTTGGAACAATAAAATCATATACACCAAAAGTCTGCTCAAACACACCAAGTTTGTTGTCAGGCACTTTTAGATAATCTTTTAGAATATTTTTTACGTTTGATGTTATGTCTTGTGCTTTGTATGACTTGCTAATTTTATACTGTTCTGATAGAATCAATTCTTCAGAACAAAAGTATAATGAATAGGTTTCTGTGTTACCTTCATTCTCAGGTGTACGTTTTGCTACCTTGAACACACGAAATATCTTATCAATGATGTTTGTTGTATCATCTACTTTACCAAATGTCATTCTAATGAACTCGTTGCCGTTCATGTGTAACTTCTCAATATAACCGGTAGCATCAACCAACATTAGATAACCAGATGCTGTACTGGTGAACAAGTCTTCGTTATAAGACAGTTCAACCATAATGTTCTTAACATCAAATGCACTAACTGCTGTCAGTAATGTCAAATTTATTAAGGTATAGTCATTAGGATAAACTATACCTGGTTTAGGTAACTGTGTATCCGCCATTATTGACTCATTAGAGAAGTAAATTGTTTTTCAAATTGTGAAACATAAATCGAATTCACCAAACTAATGTTGCGTTTAGCTTCATTCTGTTGCAACTCATAATCATAAATTGACTGTGTGTACTTGTTTGTCACTTGTGATACGACTGCACCACCAGGGAAAGAAGCCTGACTTGTGTTTACTGGAACATTAGCATATGCGGCAGAATCAATTATATAAATTGTGGTGTTTGGTGTCTGTGAAAGGTTATCAGATACAGTTACAGACTTAACATAGTTTTGTATTGTGCCCTGAGTATAGGCCATAACTTGAGATGGTGTTACCGTATTTGCAGAAATGTGTAATGCATTTGCTGTTGCAGGTGTATACTTGTCAACAATGTAATCTTGGAATAGATTTGGACTCATTGGCCAATTCCATTGTGGATCAATGATTTGATTTGCGAACAAGACAATCCAGTAACGATAAGAATCACCATAATACTTCTCAGCAATGATCTCTGGTGTATCACCTTCTTGGATGTCATAGCTATAAAACAACAATGGATTGTTCAATAGACTTGGAACAATCTCGGAACGCAACATGATGTTTGTTAGAACTACGTTGTTTCCTACGTAGTCTATTGTTGCTATCTGTGGAAAACTTTGAAAGTATTTCATTATCTTAGGCCTGTAGCATCGCTATTGTTGAAACCTTTTTGTAGTCTTGCTCTATCAACAATTTCAGTTTCTCTAAATTGTAATGTTAGTGTTGTTTGTACTGGTGCACCATCAGTGTGAGCCGCAAAGCCATTTGGAGCAAAGTTAACATCGATTCCCTCAAGCACACAATCTGCATACTTCGGCAAGAATGTATTTTCTTTTCCTTTAGACATAAAAGAAATAGAAAATAGAGAAGGAGGAATCAAATACATGCTTTGGCTCGATACTGTTGCACCAGATGTGAGTGTTGGTGCCGCATGGAATTTAAAGGTGTGAATGATCTCGTTGACAGTTTTTGCTTCTTGTTGTGACTTTGGGCTAAAAACAAAAGACAAAGAGAAACTTCTCATGCCTAAACCTTTGTACAACATTTGTACTTGTGGGTTGACAGCATAACCTTGGCCTTGTAGTAATATATTACCGAGTTCTGCACCTGTTCCAAACTTACCACTTATAGTATTTGTAATCAGCCCAATGGCTGCCGGGTCTGTAGAAATAGAACCCCAAACTTTTTTTGCTGTCTGCACATCTACACCACCACCTGATGCGGCATCGATGCCCTTACCTGCCAATTGATCGATTGCTCTGAGTGTGTTGATTGTTGAACCTAATTCATCAGTCAAGTTAACTTCATTATACTGTGCATTATATTGTGCAACTAGGCTATCTGGCATATACAAAGAGATAACTGCACCTAAATTTACAACAGATGGTTTGATGGCTATGCCTTCTTCAAAACCTGTAGCAATTCCCTGTATTGTTGTTCCTCCCAAGTTCGATAACTCAGGAGATACGCTTCCGGCCACTGTGTTTATGCCGTTAACGATAGCTTTACCAATTTCTGTGTTAGCCGCTTGTCTAATTGCATCACCTAATCTATTACCATTAATTAATGTCAAATTAGGACCACTTTTAACTGCACCCTCATAAGTCGCAGGAACGACCTGCTTTATGGCAAATGTCACGTAATGTGATTTTGTGGCATCCGTAGACAACTCTGTAGGATAATTTAGTGTTGTGAGTGCTTTGCTGCCATACAATGCTGCCAATGGTCCGCTGGCCACGCTACCTAGTTTGCCTGGAAGTGCTACACCACCTACGGATGTTGGAATTGATATGGATGCCATTTAGTTCTCTAAAAAAGATTATACATATATTTATGGCTTATTCTGGAAGATTTATCCCCAAGAATCCACAAAAGTATGTGGGTGACTATACTAACATTATTTATCGCTCAACCTGGGAAGCGAAGGTTATGACACATCTCGATAAAGAGCCTTATATAATTTCATGGGCGTCAGAGGAACTAGTCATTCCTTATATATCTCCTGTTGATGGTAGAAAACACCGCTACTTTCCTGATTTTCTGGTGAAATATAGAACAAAAGATAATAAATTAAAAACTATGCTAATTGAAGTTAAGCCACTTAAACAAACAAAAGAACCCACTCAGCGCAAAAGAAAGACCAAACAGTATCTAAATGAGGTGATGACTTGGGGAGTAAATCAAGCCAAATGGTCTGCCGCAAAGGAATTTTGTCTAGATAGAGGATGGGAATTTCAGATATGGACAGAAAAAGAACTAGGAATTTCTTAAAGATTTGCAGTTGTCGAAATGATACCTTTTCAGTGAGCTTCTAGCACCTATTAGACCACAGTGTGGACAAACTGTAGTTATTTTCTTTTTACCTTTCATGCCTGCCGGTTTACCTTTTCTAGTTTCCAACATTTTTACTATAGATTCAGGCCTTTGTTTTTTACCCAATTGAGCTAAACTCATCTTCTTTCTTGTTTCATCGGTGGCTTTTTTGCCTAATCTTGCGGCCGCCATTTTTTTCTTAGATTCTTCTGAATGTTTTTTACGCCACCTAGGACTAGATTCGCCTCTCAATATGCAGTTACTGGATGGAACTGATGAAGTTTCAAAAATTTGGTCACCAACGTTCATTTCTTGGTATGCGACATCGAATGCTTTGGAAAGTGATAAATTTAAAGAATCAAATTCTTTTTGAGATAGCTTATAAATAATCATACTGATACGGTTCTTTCGTGTTAGGGTGTATGCGGTCTGACCACCGGCGATACACACTTATTTATAAAGAAATGACCACATCCAAACTCACCTCACTAGCAGAACAAAAAGCGGCGGCAGGACATAAAACTATGTCTCGTGATGCTGTGGCTTGGTTGCAGGAAAAGATTGACGAGATCAAAAGGCCGTCAACAATACCATCTACAATCAATAAAGAAACATTTAGACAGACATCCCAGTTTCGTATTGGAATGATGTATTGTTTCTATTATGATCCTAAAACCAAGGCAGACATGCCATATTGGGATAGATTCCCAATGGTTTTGATTTTGGAAAGATATAATGATGGTTTCATGGGTCTGAATCTGCACTATTTACCAGTCAAGTTCCGTATTGCGTTCTTGTCCAAACTGATGAAATATGCACAGTTGACAGCAGAGAACGACATTAGACGTATGAGAATATCCTACGACATCCTGGAAGCATCCAAGAAGTATGCGGAGTTTAGGCCTTGTCTGAAACGATACCTGTTTAATCATGTTCGTTCCAGAATGTTGACAATCCAACCGAATGAGTGGGATGTGGCAACAATGTTACCAATACAGCAATTTAGAGGTGCAAAACCACAAAAAGTGTGGAGAGATTCGGTATTGGAGTGGAAAGATCACATGAAACACTTTAACTCAGAAGAATAAAAATGCCATCAAGTATTACAGATTTTCTTGGTTCGTTTAAGACCGATATTGCAAGACCAAATAGGTTTGATGTTACTATTCCTGCTCCGCTGCCAATGTTGTACTATTTGTCAACAAGTAGAAATTTGACATTACGCTGTGAGTCTGCTCAGTTACCTAGCAGAACCTTTGCAACAGCAGACCAGAAAATCGGTTCAAACCCAATCGAAAAACATGCTTACCAATCGAACTACAATGAGTCTGAGATGACATTCATTGTTTCGGATGATATGTCTGAGAAGATTTTCTTTGATGCATGGATGGAATACATCAACCCAACAATGTCTTTTGATTTCAACTATAGAAATGATTACATCTCTACCTTGACAGTCAATCAGTATGGTGTTGATAACAAATTAACATACTCCATCAACCTGATCGATGCGTTTCCAGTTTCAGTCAACCAATTGGACTTGGATTGGTCTAATGATGGACACCACAAATTAACTGTTGTCTTCGCTTACAGATACTGGCAAAACAACTCTATACAGAAATTTGGTGACAGTGCACTACAGTATGGAATTACACAAGTTCTTAATTCAACTGGCGGCCTAACCGGATTTACAGATAATAACATTGTTAACGAGAAGAATGTAATATTGCAAGAAGGACCAAAACTTGAGTCTTATTACTAATTGATTTGAAGGAGATATAATGGCTTTACCAAAAATTGATGCGCCGATCTATGAATTGACTTTACCGCTGTCTAAGAAGCATATTCGCTTTAGACCTTTTCTGGTGAAAGAGCAACGTAACCTAATGATGGCCATGGAATCTGACGATAAAGAGACTATGGAAAAGAACATCAAACAAGTTTTACATAACTGTACCTTGACAGAGAATGTTGACATTGATTCTCTTCCTATTGTGGACGTTGAATACTATTTCATCCAGTTAAGAGCGAGATCGGTCGGTGAAGTTGTTGAAAACAAATATCGCTGTGAGAATATCGTAGACGATAAGGCTTGTGGCAATATGATGGATGTTAAGTTTAATTTGTTAGATATTAAAGTTGACCACAATGATATTAAAGATGAGATTCAACTAACAGACAGAATCAGTATCAAGTTGGCCTATCCAAAGTTTTCTGTGTTGGATGCATCAAAGAATATTGAGACTGCAACCGATATGGCGTTTGAAATGATTATCAGTAGTATCGTTAACATTTATGATGGTGAACAATTCTATTATGCGAATGAGGTTGCAAGAGAAGAATTAATTGAGTTTGTAGAATCATTGAACACTGAGCAATTTAGTAAGATTGAAGAATTTTTTGACAATTTACCTAAATTAAATAAAACAATTGAGATGGACTGTGGTAAGTGTGGTTTCCACCATACGATTGAGGTGGAGGGTCTCGAAAATTTTTTCGGGTAATCTTCCGTCATGATACATTAAGGAACTATTATACAACCAACTTTGCATTGATTCAGCATCACAAGTATAGTTTGACGGAGCTAGAAAATATGATGCCATGGGAGCGTGAAATTTACGTTAGTATGCTTGCTCAATATATTGAAGAAGAAAATGCCAAGATTAAAGAGCGACAAAATTCAAGATGATTTGAATTTGCATTTTTCAAAATGGTGTCTAAACATGATTGAGCCTTTTCCATTTTTACCACAATGTGGACACACTCTTTCAGTTTTTTGATGTAAAACCACTTTTTCACGACTTGATGTGTTTTGAAAATTGTGTTTACCTTCTTTGATTAGTCTATTTGCTCTTTCGGTAACATTTTGAATATTTGTTATAGGATTTATTCCCAATTCTTTATATTTTTTCCACTGTTGTCTCTGTACGTCACCACTTAATAGGTGGTGTTTACCTTCTTTTACCAACTTCAACTGCACCCTTCTAGGTATTTGCTTGGTTGCAGGATCACCTTTTTTGAAACCGTGTGATCCTTTAGACCAATTCATACAATTTGGTTTACCGTAGTGTTCATCTAGGTATTTTTCCTCTAAGTGTTTTAATTTCTCTATGGAATCCGCATATTCCACTATTTCTCGGGTAAGTTCTTTTTTATTTTTTATGCTTTTCACCCATTTACCAGAACCCAAATATCCATCATTTAAGTTATCGGTGGAATGGCGACCATAATAGTAGTTTCCGTTTTTGTGGATAGTTTTATATATTATATGATAAATAGTCATGCTGATACGGTTCTTTCGTGTTAGAGTGTATGCGGAGGTGAGAGTCTGGCGATACACAATTATTTATAAGAAAAAAACGTAGATGAACAACAAGTCACAATTAGAATCAGTAATCGGTGAGTTGAAAGGCCAAAATAGTAAAGAATTGGAAGCCCAACGAGCCGCTATTGACAAGCAAATTGTTGATATGATTGTGAAACAAACTGCAATGAATGTGGAAGATATAGTAAAAGGTTTGTCAAAGCGTAAGAAAACGGCTAAGCAAGTATCACCACAATCAAATATGGCCAACAAAGTTGGTAATGTAAACGCCAACTTTTACGTTGATGCTGTCACCGTTAGCAAGCCTAAACTACGAACAGGTGACAGTGCGGCCAACATCGGTGCAAAAATCTATGCTGTAATGAAGCAAGATATAGAAGATCGTAAGTTGCGTTCTGAATTGGATAAAAATAAAGAACAAGAACTATTCGAAGAAGAACAAAGAAGACAAGAAGAACTGATTGCCACCATCGAGAATGCCAAAAAGGGTGTAAAGGCTCAAAAGCCTAAAAAAGAATTACCGCCTAGAGATGAGAAGGGTAGGTTCATGAAGAAGGAGCCTGAGGCTAAAAAAGCTGAAGCTCCTGCACAAAAGTCAGCAACAACAGAAACACCAACAGCTAAACCGGCAACTGCAAAACCGGTGGAAGCACCGGCACCTAAACCAGTGTCTGCTAGTCCAACAAAACCTCCAGTTTCTACTGGTGGCGTTTCTACAGCCGCTAAAGTAGCTACAGGTGTTGCTATTGGTGCCGCGGCCGCAACAGCAATAAAAAGAATAGTTGAAGTTGGTAAGGGCTACAACATAGTTGAATTGCAATCTGGTGAAATAGTCAAAAAAGAAGGTGTTTGGAACTGGAGAAATAATAATCCAGGTAACATCGAATATGGCGATTTTGCTTTATCGAATGGTGCAATTCCGTACGCTCATGGAAAAAATAAACCACAAACACCTGAAGAAAGATTTGCAATTTTTCCAACATATGAAGCTGGTCGTGCGGCCAAAGCTAAGTTGATTTTTGAAGGTAAAAATTATAGAGATTTAAATATTGATGATGCAATCGCTAGATATGCACCTGCAAAAGAAAAAGCTAATGATACTCCTGCTTATCAGAAAGCTGTCAGAGATGCTGTTGGTCTTCCTGAAGAAAAATTGAAGACTATGAGAATGCGTGATTTTAATGAACAACAGCGAACATTAATATTAGATGCTATGCAAAAGAGAGAGGGTTATGGATCAGGTAAAAAAGAATCTAAACTCCTATCATCACCAAATGTTAAAATAGATTCCGGTGAAAATCTTATTAAATCTTCCAATGAGAATAAAGATTTAAAATCATCCACTAAAGGCACCAACGTTGCAATAGATAATACAAAAACAACAGTCATATCTTCAGGTGGTTCATCACCACAAACAATTAGAACACCAACACCTTCAGAGAGACCAGCAATCATAGGCGGATAAAATGGCAAACGATAAAATGACATATCAACGTGCACAAAGGCTGAAAAATGTAGGCCTTGGCAGATTAATGGTTGACAGAATCGTGTCTGGTCAAGGCGTTGGTCGTTCTATTAAGTCTGCTATCTCAGATAAGACTACAGCAAAATTCACACGTATGAAAGAAAAGTTTGATCCATTGAACATCGGCAAGATGTTTGGTGGAAGACTAGGTGCTTATGCTGTTGGTAAAATGACTGGCCGTAGAGAAGAAGATATTGCATACTTCACTGGTGCAAGAGTTCGTTCTAGTGCCCTAGAAAGTATGAAGGTGAACCCTCTAGTTACAAAAATACCTGAGGGTGATAAAAGAAGTATGAAGAAGAATGACGGGCTTGCTGATGTGATGGCTCGCATTTATAATTTGATTAAGACAAACTCAGAAGAACTAAAGATACAAAGTGAAATTGATAAGAATTTGAATGTTGATAGAGAGAAGCAACGTGAAAAATGGCATTCTGAATTGATTAAAGCACTTACTGGAGTTGGTAGTAAAACTACGACAGCAACACCAGTCAAAAAGGGTGGATTTTTAGATGATATAATGGATTTTATTGAAGGTTCTATAGCAAAAGTTAAAGATTTTTTTAAACCTGTATTAGACTTCTTTGGAAAAATAAAAGAAATTTTTGGTGAGG